TTCGTACATGTCATCCAGTTTCTGCATGTCCTCGTAGAGTTGATTGGGGTTTGGCATATTACTTTTTGCTATTCTCCATATCTATTCCACTATTATAGCAGACAATTTTCAAGTGTCAGAATCCGAAGACACCAAAGAAAAATACACTACCACTGAAAGCATAAGAGACAACAGCAGCAACAAATCCAAGCATAGCAGTGCGTCCATTCAATTTCTCTGCCCTTTCTGCATAGGTCTCATATCCATAACGCTCAGCATCAGTCTGAGAGACATACATTTGTGGTTCTTTGGCAAACAGATTTTGCTGTCCCTGTTCGTTAGTTGTTACAGTCATGTTACACTCCGTTATAAATCTTTACATATTATATAGGAAACGTAAAGTTTTGTCAATAGTCTGAGTCAGTACCATATCTGATACAGGTCTTTTTGTTTTCTGGTGATGACCTACACCACTGTCTCACATAAGCATCTGCATCCTTATCCATTGTGAAGTGGGCATGGTTATGCAGTGCCCCTATCAGTGCTATCACCCCCAATAGTGTGAGGGAGGTCAGCGTTCCTGGATTCGTTATGAAGTTTATAAAATATTTTTTCATAAAAAAGGGGATGCCGTCGCACCCCCAGTATAACATCTAGATGTTTATGTGTCTATATGAACGATCAGAAGTTGTACTTGACGCCCAACTTTGCTCCGTAACCACGGTCAAGATCTTCGTCGCCTGAACCTACGAAAGATACTTCACCATATGCACCAAGTGCGTCCGTCAGTGCAAGACCAAGACCTGCCTTACCAGAAGGAACGGTATCGCTATCGCCACCGTCAGGAGTCAGTACAGTAGCACCGCCCTGGACGTAGAATGAACCAGTCTCACTGAATGCACCTTCGTATCCTACATGAACGTCCGTTCCAGCGCCGTTGTACTCCGATCCAGTCCAACCAGCATTGGTTTCGACGTTGACGTAGGGACCTGCAAGGGCAGCGCCAGCAGAAGCGAACAGAGCAGCGGAGGCTGCGAATACAGATTTAAACATTTGTTTTACCTTTAGTTACTTGCGGAATGGATACCCGCAGATGAATAGGGACTCGACTGTCCCGTGTTAAGTATTACCTTTTGTTACTTTAATTACTGAAAGACAAAAGGTTAAGTATTTATACTACTCGAAGTTTCGTAGTATGTCAAGTGGGTGGGTTTTCACTACTTTGTTGTTGTGAGTGATGGGTAACCCTACCCAAATAAGGGTCATAGTTCATCCAGTCTCCAATATTAACACTGGCACCTTGTTGTTGCCAATAGTTTGTGAGAGCAGCATGAGGACCCTGGTGAAAGACCCCAATATGTTCTTGATGAATCGTAGAACCGAAGTCCAGATTGTACAAGAACAATGGAATGGTATAGGTCTTTCCTGTTTCCAAAATTACATCTTCGGAAACTGCTCTAGGAACGACTCCGTTATCTAGTTTATATTTGTCACCACGGATGTGATGCTTGATTATTTTAGCAGCATGGTGGCGAGAAATCAAGTAGGCAGCAGCAGAAAAATCATTAATGAATTTCAGATGCAGTTTAACGTGAATGTCCCCTGTAGTGATCGTGGTCATCTGAACACAATCCCAATCATAGGGAAGATATCCAACAAACTCACGCCAAGTGAAGTTCCAATACTTCACTGTAGACAAGTCTACATCATCTTCTACAATCATGCAATACTCAAGATCAGTCTCTTCATAGAAGTGCTTGATTGCTTTGAGGTGCGACATGCAACATCCCAACTCAGCAGGACTGACATTATCAGGAACCTTACCTTTTAGATGTTCCGATGGATCATCTTCTCTAGCATCATATCCAGCAATTCTAGTATGGTTCTCTATGTTCCAATACTTAAACTGCTCCTCCATGAAGAACCTCCGATTCTCATCAGCATCCAGGTTCAACCAATAGATTGCAGGCAATCCCTCTAGTTTATGAGCAGACTTATTCTTGTCCATCTTACTAAATTCGTGTCCATCCATCGGGTGTTACATCTTTTGTATCGTGAATTTTTGTATAACCTTCAGCGCCAAACCACTGACGGGGAGCAATTACTTCCTTGTCTACATTAGCAGAGAGCCATGCTCCCCACCATGAGAAAGTAGAATTGGCAATGATGAAATCATCACAAAGAGACATCAAGCACAGGTCAAGACGATTGTCTTCGTTCTCAGAAATCATAAAATTATTTCCTGAGAAAAGTTCTTGCTGACTACACCATGCAGGATCATCAGAGAAAACAATCACATTACGATATTCCTCAAAGTTCGACAATGCTTTCTTGTAATAATCAAGAGTGCATGGAGGATGATTAGCAGAGTTAGTCACATAATCAGTGCGGCGAACGTGCAATGCAATAGGATTCTCTACATCCTCCATCATTTCCTTACAAGGATTTAAAATCGCATCCTTAAAAGTAAAGTCTTGACGAATCTCATCTTCAATGTGCTTGAAGTATTTTTCTGTCTGGAAGTATCCCTGTAAAACTATATTGTCAGGACACTGATCAAACAACTCCTTGTCAAAATGAAAGTGTCTTTCAGTAAGAGTAGGTGCCTCATACATTCCAGTCCTAACTTTCAGATCAAAAGAGTCAAATAACTCTGTCCGAAGCATGTTTCCAATACCATCATCCATAAAGTCAGCATGATATGAAATCATATAATCATATCCATGATGCATAGCAATGCCTTTCAGAGAGGCATACTGAAACATCTGATTGGCAAGTCTGCCCATTCGTCCCAGATTATTAAATCCAATCATTTAACTTTTGCTTTCTGAGTTTTAAGGTACTCCTGTGCATCATAATAATCCAAGAGTTGTTGAGTGTCAAACTTAAGAATCTGTTCATACAAATTCTTGTTGTTTTCGATATATGGATTAGTGAACCAAGAGTTAGGAGTTCTCTCATGCTCCATATGATAGACGTTTCCATCATATCTACCAACATTATATCCAAGGAGTTTGAATCGATGGTATCTTTCATTGTCTTCATACCCATAAGCAATGAAGTTCTCATTCTCTAGACCACCTTGAATATATTTTTGAGTAGAATAGAACTGACAGAATCCATACTTGGCATCATATACCTTAGATTGCTCTAAAAGAATACTCAGATCATAACCATTATTAATGAACCTAGAAACCAGATCATCATCGGTAAAGATCTGATATTGCCAGTTGCCATCACCGTAAGGGTATACCATATCATAGGTGCCATCCAGGATCATCTCCTCACATTTCTGGTAGGACTCAAGGGGAAGAAGAATATCACAATCATAATTGACAACCACAGGAGTCTTGGTCATCATCACCATGTCATTGAGGAGTCTAGTTCGATGAAAGAACTGATCATCATTTTTCTCAAAGACATGAATCAATCGTTTACACTTCTCTTCACCTACACACTCTTTAATCTGAGGTAGTGCAGATGCCTCAAAAGCAGATTCGGAATCTGACTCTTTGATAATAAGAGTGCAGTCCGTATTATCAAGGAGATAGATCGAACTGACCACCACGTTCCGTAATCGATCAAATGATTCGATTCGTAGTGGCACAATAAAAGTAGTATTACTCAGCATAGTCTCTTGTCTCCTTGTGCTTTTCAGTTACGTATTCTAACTCTTTACTGTTTGCTTGCCAAGACCCATCAGGGTGTTCGCAAGTGATATCTAGTTCAGCGTTAGATGAGATTCTGTAGTCTCCCTCTCTACTACAGACACAGATATCATCAACAATATCAGGCATACCATGAAAATATCTCATCCTATGATAGAACTCTGTGTCCATCAACATCTTACATTCAGAGTCAAAGTATTCTAAACACTCTCTCCTCAATGTAACAATAGAAGGACCACCCATAAAGTTTTGACCCTCTAGGAGATGTTCAGACCAACGTGGAATCATCGGACGATAAAAGTTCTTCCCATCAGAAGTGTGAGAGAAACCAGTAACTACCCACGCGCACTGACTCTGATTGAATCTATCACGTATCTTTTCTAGTGCAGTGTCATCAGTGAACAAATCATCCTGAAACATAATCTTGATTAGATCGCCAGAGCAATGCTTTAGCGCAGTGTTAGTATTTGCAGGACCGTTTCCTCTATCATAAAAGTTTCTAATGTATGTTACGGGAAAAGTATTGGAATACTTATCACATACATCAAGAATGTCATTGTCCGGCGAATGATCAGAAACAACGACTTCTACATCTCTATACGTCTGGTTATCAATGGTGTCAAACATTTCTGTAAGAAACTTTGCACCAAGACCACTCATACCATATGCAGGGATAGCAATAGAAATCATCTTAATGCTGTCCCCACTCTCTTTGCCATCCTTAAGAAAGTGCTCTGCTTACCGGTGTCAAAGGGGTTGGAAAGTGATAGAAGGATAAAGTCCACCACTGCCTCTTTGACGTGCTCTGCTCCCCGTTCTACGTTGAATACAGAGTGTCTGCCATCATCATCGGTGTATGGATGATGCCATTCTCCTTCAGAAATATACTTCTCAGTCCTATGAACCTTCTGATAAGAGAATGCATTAGGCAACTCATTAAACCTTGCCTCTGTATCAGGGTCATCAGAACATACAAAGAACTTCTTATCACCTGCTCCAGCAACTGTCGTAATCCAATGGTCAACATCAAACGATTCAATGTTCACAAAGTCAGTCATACGCAGGTGAATACCATAGTAACCCTGTCGCATTTCATTCTCATCAAGGAAGTTACCAACAGTAGCAAGAACATCATCACTAAATTTAAGGTCTCTAATAGTCTTTTTGATTTCCTCTTCAGGAATCCAATCATATAACAACGGAGTGTAATAGAAGACTGGTTTGTCTGAGGAGTTTACAAAGTTACGAAATGACTCAACATTCATATTACTGGGTTCCATCCTACCTGGACTTCTAAAGAATTGCAGATAGGATGCGTCACATGAGAGGAGACTATATTGTTCTCCGATAGGATAATATTCTCTTATGTTTGTATCAGATGCCTCAAGGACATTTTCCCTAGAGAAAAGTTCATAGAACCTTGCTCTACACATATTTGTGCTAGGCCAACTTACCTTGACTGGCAGATTACACAATCTCGCTAGTGTAATACCACCAATCAAACCACTATATCTATTGCCAAAACTGCCGTCGCAGCATACATGAAAATGTTTCATCACTCACTCAAGTCATCAATGTAAAATGCTTCTGTCTCTTTTTGGAAGTAACCAAGGACTCTATTTCTGTCTTCAAAAATGTCAGACCAGTCATCAATATTCTCTTTATAGTTCTTCTTTTTCTTGATATGAACTGTAGTCAGTCCCCAGGATTCAGGACGATGAAGTACAGAAATGTAGTCGTCTTCATAAGTAAATCCTTCGTTACCATGATTCTCAAACAGTTCAGTAATACCAAAGAATCGACCGACTGCAACTTCAGGACGATCCCACTGAATACCTTTCTCCTTAACTTCAGGGACCCAGGTAAGGTCATGCATTCCTGCTGGCCAGTTAGTATCGTGGAAGACGATATATCCATCCTCCTCCATATGGTCCCACCAATTATAAAGCTCTGATGCAACCTGAGCAGCAACGTGAATAGAATCTACAAAGAGAAGTTTTACAGTACCATACTCTTCAGTATCCCATGCCTTACCAACACTAGAACTATCTCCCTGAATCATCTTGTAAGTAGGATACTCACCAAGATCAAATCCAAGACGCCTGAACTGAGTATCAACCCCGTAGACAGTGTTGTTTCTCTCTACAGAATCATATGTCATGGTAAGAGAAGACACACCATAGTCAACCCCTAGGTCAACAAAGACATTATTCTCTCCACACTTGTCTACTACTCTTGCAAGTTGATAGAGGTTTGTTCCAAGGTTACTAAAAACAAAATTCTCTTCCGTTGAGAAGTTCCATCCACCATAGTTACCGGCACGGATGCCTTTTCCAATCGTTACTGTCATGTCAGAATCCAATTTTTTCGTTTTCACAGAAGGGATAATTATTTTCAGTCAGATAATTATAAAGAACTGATTTATATTTGGAGTTTTTTAACTCAGGAGTAAGCGAAAGAAACTCTTGTACGACATATTTATCCAGGTATGGGTATCTGGTCTCAAGACCAAAAGACCCTGCGACATGTTCTTCTTTTGCGATGTATGTTTCTTGTGAACTGCCATAAAACGATGCCCAAGGGAAAATAGTTGTGAGGTCGTCAGGAAATAGTCCACCAAAGTTACTGTGAGAATACTTTTTAGTCCCACCAAAACCATAATCCGAAAACAGTTCATCTGCTCCAGAACCAGAAAGATAGATCTTTCTATCATCTCTCTTTGCCAAAGTGCAGACAGCAACTAAACTTCCTGCTCCATGGTCATCCTTAATATTCATATGATATTCATTATAGTCACTAGAACTAGAGTGAACAGTATTCTTAAATGGTTCTACATTATCAATAAGATACTTTGTGAGTGACTGGCGACCAGGACCATACTCATCGATAGTAAACTTTTCATACTGAGATTCACCATTGATAAGGTCATGTCTACCAGCAAGCACAGGCATATTCTCAGTGCCAGTAATACTGTATGCTTTATATGGGATGCTTTGCCGTCTCAATTCACATGCAATAGAACCACTATCATATCCACTAGAGAGTCCAATAAAAACCTTCTCACGAATACCTTTAGTTCTCTTGCGGATAGACTCTGCAAATGCAGCATTCCAATCATCAAAGTTGGTCTTATGTTGATTCAGATCAAACTTAAACACCTGACCTTGATCAATAACCTTCAGAGTATCCATGTCAAGAAGCATCCTAGTATTTGCAGGAATCTTCTTAACATCAGTGAATCCAAGAGATAGCAGAGCAGATTCAAAAGTCGCTACACCAATCTTATCTCCATTGATCGCATACCAAATAGGTTTAGTGGCAAAGACATCTGACGATAGAACAATACGTTCGTTCGCATAATCCACAAGACAGATAGCAAACTCACCATCTAACATGTTTGGAAAGAAAAATCCATGCTGTAGATACTTTGGAATGATACATTCACCATCAGAGGTGTAATGCTCCATGGCATTATAGATCTCTCCATTGTATACACATGCAATCTGCTTCTCCTCATTGAGGAAAGGTTGTGGAGTGAACTCACCACTAATACTAAGAAGATTATGTACAAAGGTATAGTCACCAACTTCTACAACGTTGGTACTATCTGGTCCACGATCTTCCATGTATCTGTTTACATAGTCAAGATCTTCTATTTCTTTATTCGTAAAAAGAAAACTACACATTAGATAGAAAGTTATGAACTCTACGATGATTTGAATTAATTACTTGAGGAAGAATCTCATTTTGCATAATACCATTTGCTCTACCAGGCATAATGGTGGGTTTGATGTTATGCATATCCATAGCAAAAGGAAGACTCAATTGATCTCTAGAAGAATACTTACAGATAATCTCCCACCATGTTAGCATAAGTTCTTGAATTTCCAAACTGTTTCTCTGAATTCTACAAGGCAACTCATACAAACCATTTTCTTCAGGATAACTACGTGACTGATAAAAATTCATCTGTGATTGAACGTGGTATCCTTTATCAAATTTTATTCCTTGAATGATATTTGCTTCAGCATACACACAGTTCCTTTCTGGGTGTTTGAATAAAGCGATATCACTATCCTTCAGGTATTTTTCTACAATCTCTTTCGGATCCATCATGACTGCGTGAGTAGAATCAATCCAGATATAGTAATCATATCCAGGTACAAAAAGATGGGGTAAGACCTTATAAATCTTGGCATTCCTTCTGTTTGCGTACTCTCTATCAATAGAGAATTTCCTCAATGTCATTGGAGTCCATATAGAATCCTCAATCAACTCTTCCTCTACAAAAGCAAAGTAGTCTGCAGAATCATATTTTACATTAACCTCTGCTGGGAGAGTAGCACCAACAGAAGAAGTCAAGACAGCAATTTTCATAACTCAATCCAGTTTTTGTTTTCAGGGACAATATCAGAAGTGTCGTGATCATATGCTTTACCAAACCACATCTTAGGTGAGATCAGTTTGCGGGTTCTATCTTTCTGAAGATACCCACCCCACCATGATAGAGAACTGTTGGCAGTAATGCCACCATCACACAGAGACATAAGGCACAAGTCCACAAAGGGAACCAGAGCACCGTCTTCATGCTTATCAGTTGACTCTGACATGTTAAACCTATCAGCAGAGAAGAACTCCTGCTCTTTACACCAATCAATAGAGTCAGAGAAAACAATCACGGGAGTGTCTTCTGGGAAGTGCTCAAGTGCTTTCTGATAATACTCAATAGGTTGGAGTGGATGATGGTCTTGAAGATTAGTGTATGCCCACTTGAATCCTCTCTTGTCTGCAAGATTAGGATCACCACGACGAACATGTAGCATTATAGGACGAGTATCAAATCCACTCATCATTTCTTCACAAGGTTTTACAATTTCATCATGAAACTGTAAGTCATTCCGAATGACATCTTCAATCTCTACAAAATACTTATCTGTCTGATAGCAACCAAGCAGGTTCACATTGTCAGGACAGTTGTCATACAGGTTCTCATCAAAATGAAAATGTGCCTCCTGAACACCTTGCTGGGTATTCAGAAAAGCAATGTTCTCTTCTTTGATTCCATCTAACTTAAAGCATTCATGAATACCATAGTTATCAATACTATCGTATGGTGGAGGAAATACAAAGTCAAATCCCCTATGTGCTGCAATGCCACGGAGAGAGGCATACTGAAACAATTGATTGCCTAAGCGACCACTGTTACCAAGTCCGTTAAATCCAATAGTCATTTGTAGTTCTTTTTCATTTCATTATACACCTTTCTAATTCCAACATCAATAGTAGTCTTAGGAACCCACCAATTTAAAATATAATTATCTGCCTCATTTCTCTTATCCATCTGAACACTATCCTTTGCTAGACCAGGTTTAATCTCAACATCATAATTACCATCAACAGCAAAACATCCTCTAATAATAGAGGCAACATCTTTGATTGTCTCTGATCTAAATGAGGTGATATGAAGTGGATCTTCTGGTTTGAAGTCAGTATAGTTTTCCATAACTGTCTCTAATGCTTCACAGCAGTCCTCAGCATAGAGAAACTGACGTTCTTCAGTACCATCAGTCAACATCTCAAACTGACCCTCTTCAAATCCCCTACGAATAAAGTCAGTGATCACATGGGATTTCTCCATATCTTTTTCAATACCATAGACATTCCAGAACTTAACAGTCAGTCCTTTGAGTGCAGTGGTATGAAGTTCACCAACTCTCTTCATCACACCATAGGGAGAGTAAGACATGTTGCTCATTTGAGATGAAGCAAAGACAAATCTCTTCTTAAATTTACCAAGTAAACGAAACGTATTTGCCATCATACGAGTATTGTTATTCACAAACTCAAATGTATGTTGATACTTCTTCAGGTAACGTGAACCACCCACATCAAAGGCAAGAAAGAATACAAAGTCAGCATACTGAATTGCGTTCTCTACTACCGTGTTAGGTGTCACTCTCAAATCATATTGAACACCATTTACAATATCAACATTAGTTACATGATGTCCTTTATCTTTTAAGTACTCGGACAGATAAGCACCGATCTGTCCAGAAGATCCTAGGATTGTAATATTCATTCTTCAGAATTAGCAGCGATTTGTTCTTTAATCCAGTGGTATGTATAACGAATACCTTCCTCCAGAGTCATGCTGTAGTCCCACTGTAGTGCTTCACGAATCAATTCGTTGTTGGAGTTGCGTCCACGCACACCCAGAGGACCGTCAATATGAATCTTCCTTACTTCCTTACCCGCAACCTTTCCAACAGTATCTACCAGTTGATTGATAGTCACCATCTCCTCAGAACCAATGTTTACAGGTCCAAGGAAGTCTGATTCCATCAGGCGGCGAGTTGCTTCGATACACTCATCAATGTAGAGGAATGAACGAGTCTGCTCTCCATCACCCCAAACCTCAATAGCACCACCGTCTTCAGGTAGATATGCTACTTTACGACACATTGCAGCAGGAGACTTCTCTTTACCACCATCCCAGGTGCTATCAGGTCCATAGATGTTATGGAAGCGAGCAATACGAACAGGGATGCCATGGTTGCGGTTAAACGTCAAATACAGACGCTCAGAGAACAGTTTCTCCCAACCATATTCAGAGTCAGGACCAGCAGGGTAAGCATCACTTTCCTTGAGTCCAGGGTTGTCCACATCCATCTGAGCATACTCAGGATACATGCAGGCAGAGGAGGAATAGAAAATCTTAGTTCTGTTCTGTTCAGTCTGCTTATTCAACTCCAGTTGACACTTGAGCATGTTAAGGTTGATAGCAGCAGAGTTATACATCACCTCAGAGTCATTGTCTCCAGAGAAGATATAACCAGCACCACCCATATCAGCAGCATACTGATAGATCTCATCAAAAGGTTCTACAAACTTCTCTGCTACATTCGCATAGAAGTTACCCTGATATCCAGAGAACCTGATGACACGACTCATCAGTTTAATATCAGTAAGGTCACCAAGGATGAACTCATCAGCAAGAGTAGGAGAATATTCTGGACGCTTGATATCTACACCACGTACCCAGTATCCTTCGCTCTTGAGACGACGAACCATGTGACTACCAATAAATCCACCAGCACCACAAACAAGTGCAGTCTTTTGTCGCTCAGACATTCTATCCTCCAATAAATTCAGAAATTTCGTGTTTTACTCTAGCGTGAAAGTCCCAGTATTGCTTGGACTTCTCGTAGTTTTCTTCTACTATATCTACACGATCATCATAAAACTTCTCATCAAGATTGTCAAGAGTATCCTTGAGTTCTTCGATAGTATTAAAAATAATCATGCCATCAGTGTTAAAGTAATCACCGATGTTAGATGCACCCCAATAGATTGGGATGGTCTTAGATGCAAGGCAATCGATCAACTTTTCAGTAATCCAGTTATCTCGCTGCTCATTCTCTATAACTATGTGATATTTAGCAGTTTCAAAGAGAAAGTTCTTGTTCGGTGTTCGGGGTGGTGACTGATGTTTGACAATATCAAATCCATTCAGATCCTCTGCCTCTTGCAAACCTTCCCATACCTGCAGTCTAAGAATATGACCTGGAGCCCATCCCTTATTACTGGTGTTGAAAGAGCAAACCTTCTGTTTGTTTGGTTTGAACTCATCCCATTCAATCCAACAGCAACCAAAGATAAACTTCTGTGCGTTAGGAAGATCTAGAAGGTCTTCCCTCCAGGTAAGAATTAAATCAAATTGTTCTGCGTTTGCTCTTACATTATCGGCAATGTCAAGAATAGAAGGTGGTTCACATAAAACCAATACATTTATACAGTCTGCTTTCCATGCGATTGCATCATAGGAAATATGAACCTTCTTCTCAAACTGACCATCTGTGGACAGTGTTCCACTACACTCAATATCATACATTTGGAATTACCTCGTTCAAAATTTCAAGAAGTCTATCTACTTTTCTGTCCGTTACGAATTGACTGTTACCCACATACAATCCATTCTTATGTAGGATCTCTACATTAGGTTCCTCTCGCTGAGTACAAAGTTCATACTTCCTAAATGCAGGATGTCGAAGAAGATTACCACTGATGATAGGACGAAACTCAATTTCATTCACTCTTAAAGTTTCTTTTAGTAAAGGAATATATCTTTCCTCAAAAGGAATGATTGGTAAACAAAAACTACTGTTGCCTGTCTGATATTGTGGTGTTCTTAGTCCCTCATGAAAGAGAACTCCGTTATAGAAACGACGATAATTTTGTTTACGGATTTCAATATTCTTATTAAGTTTCTTCAGTTGAGAGAGACCAAGGACAGCACATAATTCATGGTTACGGAAGTTATATCCATCCGTCATAAAGAGAAATGCAGGGTCAATATCAGGATTTTCTGCTACATATTTGTCACGATTAAAGTCTGACTCCCTCGCCATACCATGAGATCTCTTCATTCGCATCAAATCATAGAGGTCTGGATTGTTAGTACAGACCATTCCACCTTCAACTGTAGTGATGTGATGACCAAAGTAAAAACTAAATGTTGATCCTGCAGAGAGAGTTCCTCTCTTGTTTAGATCAGGACCCTGAACACCATGGGACTCACAGATGTCCTCAAGAACCAATGCATTAGGAAAAATATCCTCAATCTTTTCTACATCAGAGGACAATCCAATCAAATGAGTGACAAAAACCACCTTAATATCAGGATGTTGAGTGGCAACATACTTTAAATCTTCAATATCAAAAGAGAAATTGTTTAGATTGATGTCGCAAAAGATAGGTTGTAGTCCATTTTGAATGACTGGACCAACATTAGTGACCCAAGTAGTAGCAGGAACTAGAACTTTGTCTCCATCTTTGAGTCCACAGAGTTCTTTGATCGATGCAATCAAAAGAGAGTTAGCAGTGCTACCACTAGAAACATAAAGAGAGTAATCAACACCTAACCACTCTGCCCACTTCTTCTCAAACTGACGAACCTTAGGTCCATTAGTCAATCTTGAACTAGTCAAGAGAAATGCTGCCATTTTGAGACGATCTTTAAAGGTAATCGTCTCTTCCATTAGAGGCCAAGATTCAATCATGTAGGTTTCTTCTCCAATTTGTAGTATTCATAAGTATTTTTCAACCCCTTTTCCAGGGAAGTTTTAGGTTTCCAACCAAGATTTTCTAGTTTTGAGACATCAAGAAGTTTTTTCAACATACCATCTGGTTTGTCAGTGTCCCATTTTACCTCACCTTCAAACCCAACAACATCTTTTATGATGTCAGCAAGTTCTTTGATGGAGTAGTCAGTACCACTCCCTACATTGATTATATCACCATCGTTATAGTTCTGCATTAAGAATAAGCAGGCATCTGCAAGGTCCTCAACATAGATAAACTCCCTTCTAGCAACTCCAGTACCCCAACAAGTAACACTATCACCACCAGAGTGGAACTTGGAAAGCAAAGATCCAATCACATGTCCCGTGCTTTGACTGAAGTTGTCCTTTGGACCGTATACATTACAGGGTTGAGCAGTGATAAAGTTGCAATCATACTGCTTTCTGTACGCCTGACACAGTTTAATACCAGCAATTTTAGCAATAGAGTACGCTTCATTGGTGGGTTCAAGATGTCCTGACAGTAAATACTCTTCCTTCATAGGTTGAGGACATTCCTTAGGATAGATGCATGATGAACCCAAGAACAGAAGTTTCTTAACCTTATATTTGTGCGAACACTTAATAATATTGTTCTGAATCGAAAGGTTATCAAGTAAAAAGTCAACAGGATGAGAGACATTATCCCCTATACCACCACATTTAGCTGCTGCTAAGATAACATAATCAGGTCTTTCCAACTTAAAGAACGTGGAAACCTGATCATAATCAGATAAATCCAACTCCTTTCTTGTTTTTAGAACTAGATTTCTATATCCAAGTTCTCTCAATCGCCTTACGATTGAAGATCCAACCATCCCAGTATGACCTGCAATGTAAATCTTATCATTCGTATGCATAACGGTTGAATCCTCCAGATGTAAGAAGTTCATCTCTTTTAGCAAACTCGATGTCCTTATTTACCATCTCTTCAATCATCTCATCTAGAGTTATTTCAGGTGTCCAACCAAGAGTCTCTCTTGCTTTAGTAGAGTCTCCAAGTAAAGTCTCAACTTCAGCATCTCTAAAGTACCTAGGACTCACTTCAATAACTTTATTTCCACTGATAATATCAATAGCATATTCATTGACACCTTCGCCTACCCATTGAAGTGACATTCCAAGACACTTACCAGTACGTTCACAAAACTCTCTGACAGTGATTTGCTCCATGGTAGATATCACAAAGTCATCTGGTTCATCCTGCTGCAGCATCATCCACATAGCACGGACATAATCCTTAGCATGTCCCCAGTCACGTTTAGCATCCAGATTACCCAGTTTAAGAGTCTTCAACATACCCATGTTTACGCGGGTAAGATCTCGCGTAATCTTTCTAGTAACAAAAGTCTCACCTCTACGTGGAGATTCATGGTTAAAAAGTATACCAGAACACGCAAATATACCATATGACTCACGATAGTTCTTTGTGATCCAGTGAGCATACAGTTTTGCTACTCCATATGGAGACCTTGGATAGAAGGGAGTAGTCTCTTTCTGAGGGTTTTCTTGCACCAGACCAAACATTTCTGAGGTGGATGCCTGATAAAACCTAGTCTTCTTCTCCAAACCAAGGATACGGATTGCCTCAAGGATACGAAGAGTTCCAATCGCATCACTGTTGGCAGTGTACTCAGGAGTCTCAAAGGAAACCTTTACATGACTCTGAGCACCCAAGTTATAGATCTCATCAGGTTGAATCATCTGAATCAAACGAATCAAATTTGTAGAATCAGTCAGATCTCCATAATGCATATAGAAGTTTTTACTATTATTAAAGACATGATTCACTCTATCAGTATTAAATGAGGAACTTCTTCGTTTAACACCATGCACTTCATATCCTTTTTCCAAGAGTAACTCAGCAAGATAAGAACCATCTTGCCCTGTTAGTCCCGTAATAAGTGCTCTTTTCATACGTTCATTCTACTATCTCAACATTATACAAAAAAAGACAGGTTTATGCAACCTGTCTTCAGAGGGAACTTTCATGCACGCCACTTGCTCTTTTACCTGAAGCAAGAAACAGGGCGGGAGTAACCCATCCGCACCACTTGCTCTTTGGTAAAGCAAGAAACCTTAGAGATCAGCAAACTTAGCAGGAAACTCACGCTTGAGAACAGCAACGATCTGTTCGACTCTTGCGGCATCTCCGCCGCCACTACCACCTGCCGGTGCTTTCTCTTCTAATGCCTTTACTCTCGCTTCGATTTCTACATCGTACCTAGACATTGCTGCGCCGCTTGAAGACTTTGCTGCTTTTCCTTGAATTGACATTTTAATAAATTAATAACATCTCTTTTTATTTAGTTTTTAGAGGGTCTTATGACTCCACCAGTTCTGTTAGAGTCCATCCGTGACTTTGGGATTATCCCGACCAGGGCTAGTTTATACGACATACCGAGTCTTTAATATAGCAGGGTTTACCTGTCAACCACTTAGGATACTCTGCATCTTCCATTGCTAGAAGGCATTGTGCCTGGTTGTCGAACAGGTAAACATCAAACCATCTACGATTGTAGTAGTCTTGCTCCTGTAATCTATAATCAGGTTTACCATTGAGTTCAATGATACCCTTTTCAACAAACCTAAAAGGTCCACGTTCTAATAGAACTTTCATGCTTCGACTGCTTCAAGATCGACAGAGATTTGTTCCATCAAAATATCATAATCATCAAGAGCATCGCCTGAAAAGACAACACCAGTGTTTTCATAATAACGACGGACCTTTTTGAGAAGTTTCGGATTCTTCACATCTAGGAAGAACTCTCCATTTACCGCACCCCTAAGAGTTTGGATATCTTTCTTGAACTTAGTAGTCAGTGTCATTGTTCCGTTTGTTGACCTTAGTATTATAAGGGTTTGGCAGGGTTTCTGTCAAGTGCTTCCTGTGAGGATCGAACTCACCTTAGGCAAATTATGAGTTTGCTGCATTCACCAGATTGCTAAGGAAGCAAATAGGACTGCTGGGAATTGAACCCAGTTTACCCCGTTATAAGCAGAGAGCATTAACCAATATGCGACAGTCCCTTAGGGTCCTTCGTTGTTTTGCTCTGTGTATATTCGTAGAAGTTCATCATCAGCAGGCACCATCACTGCCCTTTCACCCCTTTTATTTTCTACACCTATTGTCTCACCACCCTCAACTCTATCCATGAGTTCTTCCCAGTTCTCCTGCCAGTATTCCACTGAATAAAATTTCATAGTTGCATTATGTATAATCAAATTATACTACTTGATATGTCCACTGTCAAATGGTGCCCAATGCTGCCATCCATTTTTATGAACTAAATGCATACCAATAATAGGTACAAAAACTAGTGCGAGACTTAGAGTGCCAATCCCAAAAGGATTATTAAGTGTAGCAGATGCGAAGTGTGCTGCTTTAAGTGCTATGTTGCCCATAAGTATTCTCTCTATTTTTCCAGAGTTCTAGAAAGTAACGATCAACTTGGTACAATTCACCTTGAGGTGGTTGCTCTTCAATATTGGACCATTGATTACAAAGATCTCTCATCTCAAGTGTAATACCATCAGGTCGGAACATCCTTCCGAAGGAGGACATTGCAAACGCAAACCGCATTCTAATGCGCTGTTCCATTTCCTGAGTAGGCGTCGGTTTCATAATAGTTATTTTCACCTTTTCTGTACCCGAAATATGTGGTGGCACATATAAATGGTAGTGATCCGAAAAGTAGGACATGTGCTAAGGTCATTTAATGTTGCCAGGTGATAGCGATTGAAAAATTTTAGAACAAGCATCAATAGCAACATGTGCTCCATATACCCCAGAGAAAATATATAAGATACCTAACTTAGAACAGTACAGTTCCAGTTCCTGACATTTTCCTATGTCTGTGGTACTGTGATCAATGATAATATCACCTTCCTCAAGTAGAGGTAGCAACTCATCAAGAATATCTTCTGCCTTTTGCTCTGGGAGTGTAATCTGAAAGATACCAGGAACTATTCCTGCACTAGTAAATTTCTTATTATCAGTTTTAACTGCTCGGACAAGATACTCTATTGAAGTTACACATCCACTAAGGTTTCCTGCTTCATATTGTCCACAGGCATTCTCATAGTTAGTGCTACTATACCCCCAGACTTCAATACCTTTTTCGATCATACGACGAGCCATACCTTCACCAGTACGACCCAAACCAATCATTCCTACTTTCATTTACTTTCCTCTATATCTTATTGGCCATGTTAAATGCATACCGGAAATAAGCAACATTATGAACGCAAACACAAACAATGTACTCATATTTTAAATTCTACCAACTAAAGAAAGAACTCCATGCGAATAAAACGCAAGGAGTATCCCACCAAGAATGGCACTTATGACTGTAGCAGTTTTGTTATGTTTGTCAATTGCTTTATCAATCATTTCCTGACACTCCTTTTTAGATACAAGGCGATCAGGTATGAGTTCATCCATCCTGTGAGACATTTGGAAGATTCTTCATTGGGTCCGGTAGTCCTCCTACTATAGCACAAGCTCGCTTATAATAGTAGTTGTCTGTTGTGCCGTTTTCCTCAAACTTCTCTTTGATGATTGCCCAGTTTTGAAATTCGTCGGGATGCATGGTAGAAAGAAAGTGTCTACAACACTATTTAATATAGGAATATGCTACACTATATCAATAGAGTTAGGAATTCCTAACGCTCTTCAAATTCTATACGACGTACTTTACGTCTGCGTCTTTCTTCCTGATAGATAAGTTCCTGATTAGAGAAGTGACTATCAATCTTTCTCTCCACATTATTAGTCACCATTACAACTTTATCCAAGTCTTTGGCACCAATCTTGCTATCCACAATACTCATTTGATTGGGACAACCACAGAACTGAACTTTGCTAGTGCTTGTCAGTTCTTTTCTACATTCTTTGCATCTGATAGTAATCATTAGTAATACTTTGAATTCGACATGCTCGAAGAGGGGATCGAACCCCCGACAATCTCCGTGTAAAGGAGGTGCTCTACCGCTGAGCTATTCGAGCGGACTCCTCCACCTGGACTCGAACCAGGGACAGGGTGATTAACAGTCACCTGCTCTACCAACTGAGCTATAGAGGATTATTATACTCTTTTTTTGTTTTGAAGTAGAGTTTATAATATCTCTTCTTCATTTCATTAAGAGTATCCATATCATCTTGAAACCCCATGTATTTGCACATTTGGGATGACCCCTCTAATTCACTAATCAATCTTAGTATATTGACAGGATGTCTTTCAAGTCCTCCAAAATCATACTGAGACATAATAATAGTTTGGAGAAAGCGGAATACCAGAATCGAACTGGTGACGAAAGGTTGGAAACCTTTAGTTTTGCCTCTAAACTAATTCCGCATATGAATGGGCCTTACACAAGAGAGGAGGTGGTGGTGGTCTCTCTTGATGCCCAGCGACTCAGATAGGACTCGAACCTATGACCGACTGCTTAGAAGGCAGTTGCTCTATCCATCTGAGCTACTGAGTCTAGTAGTAGTTCCTATCGCCGCTAACCCTGAACTACCAAGGGGGTCACCGCAGTTGATTATGCTCTTTCGATACCGTCTGAGTGATCAACAAAGTCATCATACTGCTCTCTAGTAATTTCGTCAAGTGATACAACCTCTAGATCTTCTTTAGGATCAAACCATTCATCAAACTCAGCCATGATTGCAAATGAATCATAGATTCGCTCAACACCTTTGTCATTGTACTCTTGAACTTTACCAATTGCCCATTCACGAACTTCGGATACAATTTCTTCAGTCTCCACCATAATAGTCTTTTCGGAAGTACCTGCTGAGTATGTTGCCATTGTAGTATGCAGGTCCTCCTGTGTCAAGGGATTCGGTGAGGACTCCGTTGAGGAAGAGTTGTTTTGTTTCTTCGAAGTTTGTTTTGCCAGGTGTTTTATGTAATGACAGGATAGTTCTACTAAAATTTTGTCTACCCAACCGTTCAATGTCTTCCTTAAGTTCTGGACAAGACCCATAATACTTTTTCCAATCTGATTCTGATTTTACTTTGCGTTTCTTTCCTTTTGGTGTTCTATGCTGCCAAAAATACTTTCGCCCAATGTATTGTCGTTGGTTTGTGAGATTGGTAATGTTATAAACAAAACCATAGTAGTCGTGAACATCGTCACTAGTAAAAGGTCTCTCCAAATACATCCATGGATTTTCATAATCAGTATCGATACTCATCAATAATGTTTAACACCTTGTCGAGATATTTATGTGCCATATCTCGATCCCCCTGCCATACTGTATCGGGTTCTTCGTATACATCATTTTTTAATTTGAGTACACGATTTTTAAACTCTTCTTTCTTCAATTCATTCTTAGGCATGGGTATACAAGGAGTTGTCTTCCCTATTTAAGCAACTTTTTTCTCCTTGTCATCTTTTTTCAGCATTTCAACAAGTTCTTTGTAACGAAGTACTTGATCTGGGAGATATGTTTGAGGACCAAAACGTAATAAGTGTTGGTCCTTTTCCGAAAGTTCATTCATTATAGTTGGAATCCAGAGAATGTATCTTTCTTGACATCTTGTTTGATGCCACCTACCACATAAGACTCTACTTCCGTCTCCTGAGGTGCAACCTGAAGACCCTTAGAGGAAATCCAATGTTGTGTCCAGGGGAGTGGATTGTTCTTAGCAGGAATATCATACTGTCTCTTCAGACCTATTGCAACTAACCGACGATTTGCAATCCACTCAACATACTGTTGGAGTAGTTTGTCATTCAATCCAATCATAGAACCATCTTTAAACAGATAATCTGCCCAACGCTTCTCTTCATTAACAGCATTAGCAAATAATTTATAAGTCCACTCTTCCTCTTCCTTCATGATTTGTCTCATTTCAGGATCATCACCGCTCCTCCATTTGTTCAAAATGTTTTGAGTGATTGCTAAATGTTGATTTTCGTCTCTTGCAATGAGGGAGATGATTTTTGCAGACCCTTCCATGAGTTTAAGTTCACCAAAGGCGAAACTGCAAGCAAAGCTAACGTAAAACCGAATACCCTCAAGAACGTTAACGTTTGCAACTGCTCTGTAGAGTTTCCGTTTGACATCTTTGATCTCCCATTTGGATGAAGGTGAGTCTCTAAAATCTTGTTGCCACATATTACCATTGCCCCAAGTTTGGGCACTATTGATGAAGTCATCATATGCCCCTGTAACGCTTGCAGCACGTTCTAGGATACGTGGGTCAGTAACAATCTTGTCGAAGACTTCAGATGGGTCTGAATAGACGTTCTTGATGATGTATGTGTAGGAACGACTGTGGATCATCTCCATGAACCCCCAGACCTCCATACATGCCTCTAGTTCGGGTAGACTGCAATAAGGTATAAAAGCCATCCCAGGACCACGCCCTTGTATGGAGTCAAGCATAATCTGATACTTGAGGTTGCTTGTATAGATATGCTTTTGTTCAGGGCGAAGTGTTTGATAATCTCCACGATCTTTTTGCAGTGAAACTTCTTCTGGACGCCAGAAGTATCCCAGTTGTTGTGTGGTGAGTTTATCAAATACTGGATATTTGTAGGAATCATATCTCTGGACACCCAGAGGTTTACCGAAAAACATCGGTTGCTTCTTAGTATTAACTTGTTCAGTGTTAAAGACTGTCATGCCTTTAACATTAGTTTTCACATCTTCCACTGATGACACCTTAAACTGCACAGGATTCACACTCTCCCTCCTCGGTTTGTTCTAGTTCGGTTAACAGATTATCTAAATTTGATTTGGGTTCTTCTACTACCTCATCATTTTTCATATCATGAGTATTCTGATAGTAGGAGGTTTTCCAACCGTACTTATATGTAGTCAAAAAGTCTTGTGCCATGGTGGACACTGGGACTTCATTATCAGGATATTGTTCTGGATTGTAACTCCAGTTACCAGAAATTGCTTGGTCAAAGAATTTCTGCATCACAGCAACAACATTAATGTATCCACGATTGGACTTCATATCCCATAGAAGAGTATAATTATTCTTCAGTGTATTGAATTGAGGAACAATCTGCTTAAGAGGTCCTTTCTTTGATTTTTTAATGGACAGATAATCTCTGGGTGGTTCAATTCCATTTGTGGCGTTTGACACAACGGAACTGCTTTCCGATGGCATTTGTGCGGACAATGTTGAGTGCCGTAGACCGAACTCATTGATAGATGCCCTAAGAGACTCCCAATCATGCTCTAACTCCTGACTAGAGATTTCATCAACATCCTTCTTATATGTATCAATTGGGAGGAGTCCATCAGAGTACTTAGTGCGACCAAAACTTTCACACCAACCTTTTTCTTTAGCAATTTGATTAGATGATTTGAGAAGATAATATTGGAAGGATTCTGATAATCCATGAACAGCATCCCATGCCTCTTGTGAGTCGTATGCGTACCCCAGTTTGGCAAGGTAATGTGCTAAACCAATAAATCCTACTCCAAGAGATCTACGTGCCTTTGTAGCGCGTTCTGCTGCCGCTACAGGATACTCCTGATAATCAATCAACTCTTCCAATCCACGGACAGAAAGATCACACAAATCTTCTAGTTCTTTATCAGTCGTAACCTTTCCAACATTAACAGCAGAAAGAATACACAAAGCAATCTCACCTATTTCATCATCAATATGATTGATAGGATCTGTAGGCAGGGTGATCTCCTGACATAGATTACTCATATTCACCTTATCCTTAAAGGACGAATGAGAGTTGCAGTGGTCGATGTTCATGATATACAAACGACCGGTCTCTGCTCTCTCCTTCAACAAATCAAGAATTAGTTTCTGTGCCCCGATAGTCTTTCTTGGAGTAAACTCATCTGATTCATAGCGTACATAGAGATCGTCAAATGAATCAGTACCAAAAGCATCATACAAACCTGGTACGTCATGCGGTGAGAAGAGGCTAATCTCTCCATCCTGAATGAAACGTTCGTAGAAAAGTTTTGAAATTTGGATTGAGTAGTCAAGTTTGCGTACCCGATTATCTTCTGTACCCTTGTTGTTTTTAAGAACAATAATGTCCTCTATTTCTTGGTGCCAGATAGGAAAGTGAACTGTAGCAGAACCACCTCTGATGCCGTTTTGTGTGCAGCATCGTACAGTTGATTCAAACTTTTTAAGGAAGGGGACCACACCTGTGTGTTGTACCTCTCCACCTCTGATTTTAGCGTTGATGCCACGGATTCGACCTGCGTTGATGCCGATTCCTGCACGTTGTGCAACATATTTACCAATAGCCATGTCACTGCTAAAGATAGAATCGAGGGTGTCATCAACATCAACGAGAACACAACTCGCAAACTGACGCAATGGGGTTCTGACCCCTGCCATGATTGGCGTTGGGATGTTGAGTCTGTGTTTGGAGATTGCATCATAGTACCTCTTGACGTATGACATCCTAGTATCTTTAGGATATTCTTGGAAAATGGTGAGAGCAATCATGATATACATGAACTGAGGAGTTTCATAAACTCCACCATTGCTTCTATCTTGCACTAGGTATTTATCTGCAACCTGTCGCAGACCAGCATAGGTAAACATCATATCTCGATCATGATCTATGAATGCGTTTGCCTTTTCAATTTCTTCTTTAGAATACTTATCGAAAATTTCTTTATCGTAAACTTCTTGATTAACACATGCATAAATGTGATGTTCAAGATGAGGAAGTTCTCTCATCTTACCATAGAGTTGCTTACGCAAAGCGAACAAAAGCAATCTTGCAGCAACAAATTGATAGTTGGGGTGATCTAGATCAATCAGGTCAGAAGCAGAGCGAATCAAGATTTCTTGAATTTCTCCCGTAGTAATGCCATCATAAAACTGGATACCTGACTTCATCTCAACTTGACTTGCAGACACTCCTGCGA